TCTACCTTTATGGTATACCTTAAGTCCTCTTCGTTTACTACTTCAGGGTCTTCTTCTTCTTCACCTTCTTCCTCTACTTTCTCGGATATTTCTTCCTCTTCAGGAGTATCCTCGGTTTCGACTTCAGCTTCCTCTGTCTCAGCTTGCGCCTCAACTTCTTCCTCAACTACTGACTCGTCATCAACAGTCTTGGTTTCCTCGTTTGCGGTTTGCTCTTGTGAGTCCCACATTCCTAGGATTTTATTTGCAGCTTCTTCAGAGCTGCCTTGCATACCTCTTTGGGGTATTGTGTTAACTTCTTGGTTGTCCTGTCTAGGGTCCATAAGTTACTCCTCTCTATTGTTGTTTAATTACTCGCCCTCTCTGCGAACTTACCTGTTGTTAGAACAGACTCCATATATGTCTGTACTAATTCTAGTGCCTTAATAGCCATATATATATTATCCCTCTCTTCTCCTTCTTCATACTCCGTATTAAGTAATAGTTCAATTAAACCCTTCCTTACTTCTTTGTACGACTCTTTATATATATCGTTATTAAGGACCGCCTTAGCTTCGTTTCCTCTGCTTAAGTCCTCTCCTCTCTTTCTCCCCATAGTCTTTAAGGACCAATCTTAACTGGTCTCTCTTGCTCCCTTTCTAGTATTAATTCTTGTTGTTTAAGCGCTAGTTCAGCCTTCTTAATCTCAAGTTCTTGTGCCTTGATTTGCATATTGACACTAGCTTCTTGCTTCTTAAGTTCAATCTCTTGTTGCTTTATCTGAGCCTCTAGTTGCATCTCTTGTTGTTTAAGTGCAGATTCCTGTTGAATCTTCTGTGCCTTAATCTTAAGCTCTTCAGCCTTAAGTTGAGACTCCACCTGTTTGGCTTGTTCTTCTGGGGAAGGGCCTTGTTGTTGTGGTAAAGGCTCGTCACCGGGGTCGGTTATAAAGTCATTTACGTTTCTCATACCCATAGCACGTATCTGTTCCGCTACTAAGTTATAAATATTCTTAGGTTTAAGCATCATTCCTGCTGCGGGGTGTTGAGCAATCATCTGGATTGTCTGACTAAGCCTACTCAAGTTTATTAGGTTCATCTCTTTATTGCCGAATCCTAAACCTACTTGGGCTGTACAGTCCATCTTCTCTCTCCAGTCAGCTGGGTAAAGAGTAGTCCATTTATTGTTTAGACGTACCAACTTCTCTGGCTTCTCGTATTTCTGTACTAGTTGATAGACAGACATAGCTAAGTCTTTCATACCGGTCTCTGCAAAGACACGAGCAATAAGCTCAATCTTCTGTTGTGCCGCAGACATTACTTGAGACACTCCACTAGCTGTTTGGTGGGACTTGAGAGCACCCTCACTAAGTCCCATACTGTTCTTACTTACACCTGTTCGTTCCTCACGGATACTGTCTAGGTAACCCAACATATTAAATGAATTGGCGTCTAGCTGTGGTGTTTGTAAAGGTGTGACAGCACCTGGTGTACGTACTCTTACAATACCACCTGGTCTAGAAGTCATTAGGTCATCTAAGTTAGCTTGGCCCTCTACTACTTGATAGCGTCCGTTGTTAGTGAGGTACATATTATCTAACAAGTTACGCATCAGTGTTGTCTTAATAAGTTGAAGGTCAGATATTATATCATAGATACTGAGACCATAGAACTTATGAGGCATTGGGATAGGTGTAAGGGAGGAGAAGGGAACACTATCCACAGCCTCATTGTCTAAAATCTCATCTCCGACCTTCGTTATTTTTCTTAACTCATCTATACCGTCATTATCATAGTCTACTCTAATGTAACATTCAGTAATCCATAAGCCTTCGTCAATAGAGCCGCTTGGGTTTACAGAGTGTTGTTCGTGTTGGAACCTCGCTAGACGTTCCTGTTTATAATCTGCCTCGTCGTTACTAAAGGCTTTCTCGATTATCTTCTTAGAGTAACCTTGCTGTAGTAACTCGGACTTTGTGCGCTTAACTCTGTGCGCTACAAACCTAGCTTCCTTTATAGACTTGGCGTATTTATTTATTAAGAATTCTTCTGGAGGAACGTTCTCAATTCTTACTTGACCTTCCTCGTATGTTCTTTTAACCACAACGTCGTGTAGTTCTGGTTGTGGTTGTGTTTGTAGTAACTCTTCTTCTGTGGCACCTTCAGGTATTCCACCGGTTACTGTATGTTCTTTGACCTCTACGTTATCGTCCAGCAGCAAAGCCGTGAACTCTTCTTCCGTAAGGTTCTTATATTCTTCTCTTATTACTTCAGAAGTATCGTCCCAGTAGTGCTTTACTATGCCGTTCTTCTGTAGTAACGCGTCTTTAAACCAGCTATATATGATAGAGAACCCGGGGTTCTGCCTCATTATAACATAGTTAGTGTAGTCAGTTGCTTGTTCTGCTGTCTCTACGTCCTCAGGACCTTGAGGTTCAAACTTAACAATCTTATCACCGCCTGTGAATATCTTCATCAGGCTGGGCATAATCCACTCGATTACATCTGCGACATCTCTAGTAACAATCTTACTACGGCCTTCTTGTTCGTTGCCGTACTTCTTACCGTAGTATCTGTCCAGTGCGTCTGAGCGTTGTTGAGTTAGCTTACCGTCACCATATCCTAGAGAGCCTACTATCTCCTGTTCTAGGTGTGCAGACAGTTCTCTATTGGTCATTTTCTTCATAAACTATTTACTTTTGTTAATAGGGTATTTGCTTTCTTTAGGTACAGCCTTAACAATTTCTTTCAAGTCTTTAATCTCTTCAAGTATTTCCATAATTCTATCTTCTAACCATCGTGGGTTCATATTATCTTCTCCGTCCGTCGAACACGTTACTGTTCTGTTATACAATCCAACTTAAATTCTGTTTAGGTAGTTCCTTTCCCCAAACACTATCGTTACCTGTAAATACTACGTCTGTTACACATAAGTACCTAAAGGCATCTGAGGCGTGAGAAGTCCAGTCGTGTACTGGCTTCTGACTCCAAATCTTCTTCTTGTCGTCGTAACTACTACGATACTGTAGTAACGCTTCTAGTCCTATCTTGGTCTTTTCTTCATCAAACCAACACTTATATAGGTATGTTCTGGTAGTTTCTATACCGTCCATAATACCCAACTTAGGTGCAACTTGAAAGTCAATACCTAGACTGAACGCTAAGTCCCTGCGAGACTTTCCCGTGCTGAACTCTCTGACAACAATATCGTGTGGTGCAATGTGAGCACCGTAGCGATAGCCTTTATTGTTAAGCACGTCTATATAATGTGGTAAGCCTTCGTTGGAATTTTCGTAGTAATCAATTATGTTTACCGCTTTTCCGTCAAACTGTGCAAACCAAATTGAGGTTGCGTCCGCCACACCCAGGTCCCAACTTGTTACTACCTGCTTAGACGGGTCATAAGGTACTTTACAAACTCTTTCGTCTTCATAGGCAGCTTCAATCTCTTTAGCGTAATAAGCCCCTCTAAGAGCAGCAGACCAAGAACACTCATACTCTTGTTCGTACTCAGTCTCTGCCATATCTTGTTGCGCAAGCTCGAGTTCTTCATCGTCTAATATCCCTGTTTCACTAGCTTTGAATAGGAACCTGTTCCATCCTTTCTTGTCTGGTGCTGTGTGATATAAATCATAAAATTCGTTCTTTCCTTGGGGTGTACCAATAAATACGGCCCATCCTTTTCTGTCACTTAATGCTGGACGGATAACCTCAGAGTACATTTTAGGGTTCATCTGGGCAAACTCATCTAGTACGACTCCGTCTAGATAAATTCCCCTTAGAGTATCTGGATTATCAGCCCCGTATAACTGTATTCGTGCGGACATAAAGTCAGCTCTTAACTCAGCCTCATTAAACTTAATACCGGGAAAGTCTATAAGTAGACGCTTTAGTTCGTCCCAAGCAACCGTCTTGGCTTGCTTAAATAACGGTGCTATATACGCGTACCTAGGTGCTTTCTTACCTGTTTGTAAGTCCTTAGCTGCGGACTTAATCATGTGGTTAATAGCCCATACTGTCTTACCGAACCTTCGGTGACAGACCACTACACTAAATCTGTCTACTGTATTGTGTAAGTGTTTCTGTAGTTCCCGTGGTGTATACGGTATTACAATAGGCTTACGTTCCCCTTCGTTTTCCACCCTTTCCCTTTTATACCTTAGTTAGTGTTTAGTTACTAATACCCTTCTGTTTG